CTCGTCAGCTGTTCCTCAAGGAGGTGCTGTCTCAAAGGTTGACAGATGAGACACCTCTGTACTACAATTCCAACATCCTTGGACGGTACTACCGTAAGGATTATTTTAATGTTTAAGTAAAGTTTTATTTTATGACTAGCAAGATTATCGTTTCTTTGATGAGTGTGGTGGGAGTATTTGCAGCTGCTGCATGTGCAGGCTCCACCACTCTGAACGAAGAACTGAATGATGTTACTGGCCAAGAAGAAGTCGATGTCAGTGTAAATGAGGAGAAGGCACAACCCATTCAACAGATGGTTGAGAAGTGGGATTGTCCTGGTTGTAATTCTAATGAACGATATGTTCTGAGTAAACTCCAAGACTACACTAAGATTACTGATCGTAATGCTCTTTCAACTCTGATGGGTAACATCAAATCAGAGAGTAACTTCCATCCCAATATCTGTGAGGGTGGTGCAAGGGTCCAATACAACCAGTGTCACAGTGGTGGTTATGGTTTGATTCAGTGGACTACTGTTGGTAGATACAATGGTCTCGGTTCCTTCTGTAGGAAGTATGACTGTGACCCGAGTAGTCTAGAAGGACAAGTAAGATACATGGTGAATGAGAACCAGTTCCAAAAAGTTCTTCCTGAGTTTGAGGGATCTGGATGGACAATCCGTCAGTATATGGTTCCTTCATACTACTGGTTGGGATGGGGTATCAAAGGTTATCGTGAGTCTTATGCTCATGACTACTATGCCAAATTGGTAAAGGTCACAGTCCCCTTGACAGAAGCCTGATTACCTCTTATAGTATAAAGGTGGTTGAGAGACCACTGCTGTGACCCCCTTGACGGTTCAGGGTTAGAGGCGATAGGAACCGTCATGGGCCGTTAGTTCAGATGGATAGAACAACAGCCTTCTAAGCTGTGTGTCGCAGGTTCGAGTCCTGCACGGCCTGTTGGGGATTGATCATCCCCATTGGGAGTGACTGAATAACCCTTGTGGAGGCACGGGGTAATGTATAGTAGGACAGGGGTGGTGCCCGCTGTGTTCGCACAGAACTCTTACCAGGAGGTCCGAAAGTCTGAGTGACCTTTATCACATTAGTGATTCCCACTCAGTGGAGGTATAATGTATCCCTCTCTCCCCACTCACTCTATTATCTAATCATGGATGTCAAACTATCAGATTTCATATACACTGCTAACAATACTCTGACACCAGAATTTTGTTCTCATGTAATCAAAAAGTTTGACAAGGATGATAGATCTCATCCAGGTTACATCGGTAACACTGAGACATCAAGAATAGATCCTTCGATTAAGGATTCTTTAGACCTTAACATTTCAAACTATCCTGATTGGAAAGATGAGGATAAAGTCTTTTTTGATTGTCTTAGTATTCACATTGATAACTTTTTGACTTTTGATTTTTATAAGGAATTCGCCTTCCCCTGCTTTGATAATCCTGAAGACAGTGGGTATCAAATTCAAAAGACATCACCTAATGCAGGATACACTTGGCATCATGATGATCAATATGGTGAGTATGTTATCGAAAATGGTAGTAGATTTGCCACATATATTTGGTATCTAAACGATGTCAAAGAAGATGGTTACACTGAGTTCATTGATGGAACTAAGATACAACCTGAGACGGGTAAGATTGTTATCTTCCCTGCGTCATGGCCATACTATCATCGAGGCTTCCCACCCAAAAGTGAAACCAAATACATTGTAACTGGTTGGATGCATTCTAAATAATGGACCCGATTGAACTCCTACGTATCATTGATAATCTAGAAGGTTCTTATCATCATTTAAGAATCAATGGGTTTGATGACGACAAGGACACCATCAGAGAGATGTGTAATAGATATTATAAGATGTACTTCAAACTCTGTAAGGAGATAGGTCGTAACCCTTACGGATAATCAATCCTCTATAGCTCAGTTGGTAGAGCAGGTGACTGTTAATCACCCTGTCCCTGGTTCGAGTCCAGGTGGAGGAGCCTCGGGAGATTAGCTCAGCGGTAGAGCGCTTCGTTTACACCGAAGATGTCACTGGTTCGATCCCAGTATCTCCCATGTCGAATATCAAACATGACCCATGATTACCGTAAGATGCAAACAATGTAACAAAGAAATCAGGAGTGATCATCATACTCACTGTTGTGGATGTCCTAATATGATGACCGTTATTGAAGATAAGGTCACGGCTGTAGATCTTACCAAAGTTGTCATGATTCATTCAAGTAATAAAATTGAGAACGGTAATGTACTGACCTCTAGTGATCTGTCCTATCAAGAAGAGAGGAGGAAGAGAAAGGTCAGGAGGTTGGACTTTGAGGTACGTTGATAACATCTACCAAATTAAAAACATACTACCCACTCAGGATTTTTTAAATCTGGGTGAGGAGTTTAATTCTCGTTATAACATATGGAGATTTAATAAAAACGAAGACTATGTGGAAGGTCATCCTGATAGGGGGTGTATCTTTAAACCTAGATCTGATTATGATACTATTGGTGACAACTTAGTATTCATCAAGTATGGTTCTCTGCTTAAGTATGTTTGTCAAAAATATGTTGGTAAGAGACTGAAACTTTATAGAATCAATACCAATATTCAATTCCTAGGACAAGAATCAAACTTTCATATTGATGGTGGAGAAGGTTCATGGACCTTGAATATCTTTATTAATAATTGGAATACAGGTTGGGGTGGACAATTTGTAATCCAAACAAAAGACAGAGACTATTTCTATTATCCATACATACCAAATAATGCTATCTTATTTCCGGGTGATC